GGGCGGAGGTGTGCCACATTGCCGTGGGGGTGCAGATCACATACGAAAACGGGGCGAAGGTGAATACCAGCTTTGTGACCGATCTGGAGAGCTGCGCCATGCGGAGCGCGCCGGAGCTGTACCGTCGCGTGCGGCTGGAAAACGACAGGAACGAAAAAAGCATGACGCGGGAGCTGCCGAAGTACACCTATCCGGACCACGTGCTGACAGCCGCGGCCGCGTACCAGTACAGCCATTACGGGATCGACTTTCGGCTGGAGCGGGAGGAGTGCGTGTTCATTCGCGCCATGGATGCCCAGCGGGAGAAGGGAAAGGCATGCTTCGGGGGCGCTTTTCTGCTGAGCGAAGCTGCAGCAGAAAAGCGCGCGGCGGCGGAGCGCGCGGCGGCGGAGCGCGCGGCGGCGGAGCGCTGGAACCTGAGCGAAAGGGAATGGGCGATCGTGCGGGAACTGGGGCGCGGCAGGTGAGCCGGGCCGGGACGGCGGACAGAGGGGAGGCGGCGCGGCGTGAGCGGGGGCGTGGACTATTGGGAAAACGAGCCGGAGGCCATTGCCGTGTGCCTGAACTGCGCGCGGGACGACTGCGACGAGGAGCACGGGTGTGCGGAGCTCAGGCGGGTGGTGGCCGGGCTGCGCAGGCGCGGGAAGGCGCGGCGCGGGAAGCTGGTGGAGGTGGCGGGCGTGCGGCTGACGCTGAACGGCTGGGCGCGCGCGCTGGGGATCAACAAGGACAGGCTGTACAGCCGCGTGCGGCGGGGCGAGGACCCGAAGGCCGTGGTGTGGAGCATGCTGTCGCGTGAGTCTGATTTCATGCTGTAGAATATTGTGGTGAAGAGATGGCGAGGGATTTCGCGGAGGATTTTTACAACGGCAGGCCGTGGCGGCTGACGCGCGCGGCCTATGCCAGGGAGAAGCACTGGATCTGCGAAAGGTGCGGCGGGCCTGCGCCGGTAGGGCTGGAGCTGGAGGGCGACGGCGGGAACCGGGACGACGGGCGGCCGAGGGGGATCGTGCACCACAGGGTGCACCTGACGCCGGAGAACATTGGGGACGACAGGATCGCGTATGGATTCGATAACCTGGAGCTGCTTTGCCAGGCCTGCCACAACAGGGAGCACAGGCGAAGCGGGGCGATCAGCGAGGGGCTGACGTTCGATGAGAACGGGGATGTCGTCCGGACTTGACGGAGAAAACGACGACGCGGGGCGCTCGGCACGCTGAACGAACCCGCAGCCGGGTCCCCGCCCCGGGTTCGCCCCGCCTTTGGGGGACCGAACACCGAAGGGGGCACCCGCGGAGAACACACAGGGCGCGCACAGGGGGGTGTGGTACATGGCGCAGCGGAAAGAAAGGACGCCGGAACAGAAAATCGCGGCGGAATATAAGAACCTTAAAAAATCGATCGCGCTTTCCGGCAGCGCCGCCCTGCTGAAAATCGGGGACAACCTGATGCGCGAGGCCGCGTTTATGAAGGTCACTTTGGACGATTTGGCGGTCAAAATCCGGGACAACGGGTGCGTTTCGGAGTACCAAAACGGCGAAAACCAGTGGGGCACGAAAAAGTCCCCGGAGGTCGATGTCTATAACACGATGGTCAAAAACTATTCGGCCATCATGAAACAGATCACCGACCTGCTGCCGGAGAAAACCTCCGCGACGCCACAGGACGACGGCTTTGATGAGTTCGAGCTGATGCGGAATGGCTAGTCGCATGCTGTCGGCCTACGCCAGATCGGTGGAGGCCTATGGAAACCCGATCCTGGATTACTGGGAGGCGATCGAAAGCGGGGCGGTCCGCGTATCCCGCAAGGTGCGGGAACAGTACCGCCGACTGGTGGCGGACATCAAAGCGCCGAGGGCGCCGTGGATCTATGATCCGGACCGCGCGAACCACGCGCTCTTCTTCATCGAGGGCTTCTGCAAGCACACGAAAGGCAAGTGGGGCGGGAAGCCGGTGATCCTGGAATTATGGCAGCGCGCGCTGGTCGCGGCGGCATTCGGATTCATCGACAAGAACACCCGCCTGCGCCGGTTCCGGAAGGTGCTGCTGGTAGTGGGCCGCAAAAACGGCAAATCCACACTGGCGGCGGCGGTCGGGCTGTACCTGCTGATCGCGGACGGCGAGCCCGGCGCGGAGATCTACTGCGCGGCCACGAAAAAGGACCAGGCGAAAATCATATGGCTGGAGGCGCGGCGCATGGTGCGCAAATCGCCGGCGCTGTCGAAGCGGCTCAAATGCCTGGTCGCGGAGATCGTGGGCATCGGCGGAAAATACGACGGCTGCGTCATGAAACCGCTGGGCGCGGACAGCGAAACGCAGGACGGCCTGAACGTGCACGGCGCGCTGATGGATGAGATCCACGCGTGGCAGGGCATCGACCTGTCGAACGTCATCGTGGACGGCATGTCCGCGCGCGAACAGCCGATGGAGTTCATCACGACCACCGCCGGCACGGTGCGCAATGGGCTGTATGACGAGGAGTACGCAGCGGCCCAGAACCGGCTGGAGGGGATCGACGGCTTCGAGGATGACACGGTGCTTGCCGTGATCTATGAGCTGGACAGCCTGGACGACCTGAACGACGAAGCCAACTGGAAAAAGGCGAACCCCGGGCTGGGGACGATCAAGAACATGGAGACGCTGCGCCGAAAGGTGCAGAACGCCAGAACGAACCCGCGATACATGCCGAACCTGCTGTGCAAGGAATTCGACATGGTCGCCACGGCGGACGACGCGTGGCTGTCCTTCGATGAGATCGAAAATACCAGCGTCTATGAGCTGGAGCAGCTGCGCGGCTGCTACGCGATCGGCGGCGCGGACCTGTCGGCGACAACGGACTTGACCTGCGCGTCCCTGATCGTGCGCAGGCGGGAAGACAATACCGTGTACGTGCTCCAGCAGTATTTCATACCGGAGCGCCGGGTGGAACAGCTGGAGGGAGACGGGAAGACGCGCGAAGCGCCATACCGGACGTGGGAACAGCGCGGCCTTGTGACGATCTGCCCGGGCAATGTGGTGGACTATCACCTGGTAACGGCGTGGTTCGTGCGCATGTATCAGGAATACGAGATCAGGCCGCTGTGGATCTGCTACGACCGCGCCTTCGCGGGCTACTGGGTGCAGGAGATGGGCGACTATTTCGACATGGAGCGCACGCCCCAGGGCGCTTATACCTGGAGCCAGCCCATGAAGGAGATGGGCGCGGCGCTGGCCGCGCATTCAGTGAACTACAACAACAACCCGATCACGAAATGGTGTCTTTCCAACACCCGCGCGAAGTCAAAAAACGCGGACGGGATCGAGACCATCGAGCCGAAGAAAATCTCCGAGAAGATGCGCATCGACGGCACGGTTTCGCTGCTGAACGCGTGGGTCGGATACGTGAAGCACTACGAGGATTACATGGCCTATGTCGATCAGGCCGCTTGAGGGGGGACACGATGAAGCTGTTTGACCGGCTCATCCCAAAGCGCAACCGTACCAGCGTGCAGGTGGTGGGCGAGGGCGCGGTGTGGGCGAACACACTCGCCTACAAAAACGCGACGGTGCGTGAGGCCGTGGACGCTGTGGCCAGGCACGCGGGCAAGCTGAAGCCCCGGCACATGCTGGGCAGCACGCCGGTGGCGGACCGCATTGAGGATGTTTTGCAGCTGCGTCCGAATCCCGCCATGAATGCCTACGACATGCTGTACAAGATGGTGTCGACGCAGATGCTGAAAAACAACGCCTTCGCCTACATCCACTGGCACGGCGCGGATCTGATCGGCATCTATCCGGTGGATTACAGCAGCGTCAGCGCCGAGGAAGACCCGGCGACCGGCGCGCTCACCATGCACTTCACGCTGATGTCCGGGCGCGACTTCTGGGCGGATTACGGGAACCTGATCCACCTGCGCAGGCATTTTGCGGAGCGGCAGATACTCGGCGCGGACAACGGTCCCATGAACGAGGCGGCGGAGCTGGTCAACGCCAGCAACGCAGGCACGGTGAACGCCATCAAAAACGGCACCACGCTGCGCGGCATACTGCACGTGACCAAGAAGGCGCTGGATCCGAAAGAGACCAAGAAGCGCAGGGATGAATTCATCCGGGATTACGCCAACCCTGAGGACGCCTCCGGCATCGCGGCGCTGGACGCCGACATGGAATACACGCCGCTGGACCCGTCGAAGCTCTACACGGTCAAGGCCGAGGAGCGGCGGGAAATCAAGGATGAGGTATACAGCTACTTCGGCGTATCGGAAAAGATCGTGCGATCCACCTACACCGAGGATGAGTGGAACGCCTTCTACGAGTCCATGCTGGAGCCGATCGCCATCCAGCTGGGGCTGGAGCTGACGCAGAAGCTGTTCACCCGGCGAGAGCGCGCCGAGGGACACAACATCATCGTGGAGGCCAACCGCCTCCAGTACGCAAGCGCCAGTACGAAAATCAACTTGCTGAACACGATGGGCATGCTGGGCATCATCACCAAGGACGAAGGACGCGAGATCTTCAACCTGGGAAAGATTGAGGGCGGCGATGAGCTGATCCAGAACTGGAACCAGGGCGGACAGAATCAGGGAGGAGACGGCAAGTGAACGAAAAACAGAAGCGCCTGAGGATGGCGTGCGAGCTGCGCACGGCGCAGACCGGCGACGATGGCAAAATGGTCATCGAAGGCCGGGCCGTGGTTTTCAATTCGCCGACGAAGCTGTTTACCTACGACGGCGTGGATTATTTCGAGGTCATCGACGCGAAGGCCTTCGAGGGCTGCGAGATCAAAGACTGTTGCCTCAAGTACAACCACAGCGACAGCGCGCTGATCCTGGCGCGCATGCGCGGCGGCAGCCTGAGTATCGAGGTGCGCGACGATGGCGTCTATTTCCGGGCGGAGCTGTTCGACACGCAGTTCAGCCGGGATTGTTACGCTTTGATCGAGCAGGGGGCGCTGCAGTGCTCTTTTGCTTTTATCATCTCCCTGGACGGGGAGGAGTACGACAGGAATACTCATACCCGGACGGTGCGCCACATCGAGCGGCTGCTTGATATCTCGGTCGTGACGCTGCCGGCCTATGAGGATACCTGGGTCAAAGAGGCGCGCGCGACCTTCGACCTGGACGGGGAGCAGGCACGGC